CAGCTGAGCTGGTATGTGTTACTGGCATACTTTTCACGAATCTGATTGATTGGTCCCTCGATGATCTTGCGTGATTTGTTGATTAAGGCGATATGGCTACAGATTTCTTCAACCGATCCCATGTTGTGTGTGGAAAAGATGATGGTTGTTCCTTTCTTGCGTAATTCGAGAATTTCCCGTTTCAGTAATTCAACGTTGATGGGGTCGAAACCACTAAAGGGTTCGTCAAAAATCAGCAATTCCGGTTCATGAAGTACCGTGGTGATAAATTGCACTTTTTGTGCCATACCTTTGGATAGTTCTTCTACTTTTTTATCCCACCAAGCTTCAATCTCGAATTTCTCGAACCACATTTTAAGACGGACGATCGCCTCGTGTTTACTGATTCCTTTTAAGCGAGCCAAGTAAACGGCCTGTTCTCCGACTTTCATTTTTTTGTAGAGTCCTCGCTCTTCGGGAAGGTAACCAATCCGGTTGACATCAGACGGTTTCAGATGTTCATTTCTGAAAAATATTTCTCCTGAATCAGGGGCTGTGATTTGGTTAATAATTCGAATTAAAGAAGTTTTTCCGGCTCCGTTAGGGCCTAGTAGCCCGTAGATGGCTCCCTCCGGGATGTTGATTGACACGTCATCCAATGCCTTGTGGTTTGCATAGGTTTTGACGATGTTCAAGGCTTTGAAGAAACTCATAATCGGATATTTGTCAAAGGCTGCCGATTCGGCAGCCTTTGAAGTTATTTTTTTTCATCCTCTTCTATTTTTTTAGTAGCCGCCGCTATCTCTTTCTCTAATTGTTTTATAGCCGAATCACTATTGGGTATCCCTGCAATAGCAATTAGAGACTTCTTCAATTTATCTATTTCTTGACGCAGTTTTATAATGTCTTCGACATTAACATCTGCGGTAAATTTCATTCCTGCCATGTGACTTTTACGTTTTCGTTACCAAATGATTCCTTTAACTCTTTCTCCACGGTTAGGCTTGCCGAATCCAGAACGTCAAAACCCTTGCTAGAAACAAAGCTCGCATACTCCATTCCATCGGCCACAACAACACCGTCTTTAGGCTTACTTCCAAAGATCAGCATTGCCTCTGTCCTGTTCTTCGCCAGTAAATGTTCTCCATCGGCAGGGATATATAGGTCTACAATATTTCCATCCCTGACAATAGCAGCACCGGGAGCATTGCGAAGATTCCAAGTATGGTTTTGATAGGTTTTCTTATTACTAACATTGCGTTCCTTCTGCATATAAACGGCTCTTTGAGCTGCTTCTTTCATCAATTCGGTAGCATTCTCATCAACTTCTTCGACGAATTCATCGAGACCGGATAAATCCACTGTTACTTTCATTATTCATCAAACTTAACTTTTCCTTTAAAGAAATCCTCCTCCGATACTTCTGTTAGTACCTCCCCATCGTATACAGCGTGCAACTTATCTTTTTGCATGATGATCAAATTGCGATATGGGATTTTATAAACGACTTCATCATAAGACAAATGAAGGCTATCCATGAACGACGCAATTTGCCCCAACATACAATCATTGCCTATAACCTCTGTTTTGCTGTTAGATTTGCTACGTTCTTCGCTAAACCTAACAGCATCGTAAAATTTTTCACATCTATCAGAGAGTAAGCCGCTGTAAGACCGGATAATACTTCTTCTAAGGTTCCATGAGACAATTCTTCAGATAATGAATCATTTCCATTGATAAACCAAGAAAGTGCGCTTGAAGCGACAGAAATGTCCTTCAATGAAGATATAACACCCGCTATATCCTTGTTGTCATCAAGAACTGCGAGATAGGCCGAAGCGCCGGCTATTTTATGTATGGTAGGCGGATTTACACGGTACATTTTCCCATTTACAATGATCGGAATGAAATCCTTTCCTGTGATAGCTTCTGATATAAGTATGGCAGCTTTATTCATAATGATATTTATTAAAAAAGGGTGAGATACATAAACCCTCACCCCTCACCACTTTATAATATAGATAATGTCTCTGCTGATCGCGAAGTATCTTCCTTCCCAGGCCTCTCATAGTTAACAGCAGTTCCAGCGTTCACCCGCTTTGACTTAGTCGTAGAACTATTCAAATTGAGAGAAGTATCAGAAGACATGGATGCGATATTGTCAACAGTTCATGCAGCATCTACTTTTTCTCCGTCGAACATATAGTCACTCTTCACGCCGGCGCTAGGATTTTCCATAGCAACAGCTGTTACTCCCAAGCCGATATTCTTTTCCACAGCATTTCCCTTAGCAATGACCGCAGCATTGGTGAATACAATATAGTTTCCAGTCTTCGTCTGTCCAACAACGGCTTTATTGATAATCCCCGGAGTATCAGAAGCGGCCCATCCTGCGTCTGTATCAACTTTTTCACCACCTTGCAGATCTACCTTGTCATCAAAGGAGAAAACGCCCATAGTGAAAGCAATTGTTTTAGCCCCTTTTTGCGTCACATCACGATAATAGATGCTACCATTCAACTCGTTAATGTAGTCGGTATAGGTAGGATCATCCTCCGTATACGCCCAAGTATCTTGATGAGAGTTCTCAACTTCTGTAGCAGTACCTAACCAGGTTTTAAGGCTAGTTTTAGTTACAGCAGAAGTAATAACATCACCGTACCAAATCTTTTTAATTCCTATAAACGGTTTCATATCTTTTTAATTTACGTTTAATACTTCAAATAATAATTTCACATTCACATAGTAACAACATAACTCTTTATCTTCCTCTATTCCGATAGTTTCAGAAGAATACCGATACCATGAACCGTCATATTGCCCTACAACTCCATCTTTGAACATCTTCTTGCCCTTTCTTTCCAGCTCATTCAAGCGAATAAGATCAGCCTTCCCCGACCTTGATAAAGGAACGCAAAGATTAACTTCAACGTACCCCTTTTCCCAATAAGTATCGGGCTGTTGAGTCTTAGGATAAACCACAATCCTTTCAGTATTAACCTTACCTTCAGGTATATTACCTCTCTGGTATACTTCGGATATCCCAAAAGCCTTGCAATCCTTAAATATTATGTTCGCGATGTCTGTTGTTGCAATCATATCCAAATGTCACATCTACCTTTAAACTCTTCCGAATAACACTCGGCATTTTTCTTCACCTCACCTCCGCCAACAGTATTTTCGTCGGAATCCAAGCATCTCACGTGACTTCCTAAGGGAATCTTTTCCCCTTCGTAAACCACATGATAATTGTACATCCAACGTTCACCATTTACCGACACTTCCTTTTGTTGTGAATTATCATGGCAGAAGCATTCAGCTACATCCTGCCAAGATTCTCCACCGGTTCCTGTAATTAAACGCCCATACTCGTCATTCTCTTCCGGAGTAATAACTTGTATTTGCAATTTATGTGGAGTTTCTTCTAGCATATCACCAAATATTAGATGCGTCTTTAATGATACTTATTCCAACCAAAGCTGCCGTATCGTCATTAGGAGTTATGCCATACATCTTAAACATATATTTTGCATAGTTCAACAGTGTATCAGCCCCCCAAGACTTAGAGAATCCATTCTCTGAGACAGAAGTAGGATGAGTAAGGATTTTATCCATAAACTTATCCACCGAACCGGATATCTTCACTTTTGTACTAATGTCCACATCGGAGCTCGGATCAATTCCCAGCCCCAACGCGAACTTTTCTACTCCAGCATCTGATATGTCACCAAGCGGAGAAAAACATTGCTTTATGTAGTCACCTATTGTCACGATTCAACAGTCAACGAGTAAATACCGTTAATTTCAGTGATGACCGGCAAAGACAATGACTGAGCTTTAGTAAACTCAACACCGTTTGAATTGTCAGTCTCACCCTTACCCCATTGAGATACCCGGATTCTTCCGTAGTTTGAGTAAGTAACACCACGCTCTTGCCTCAATTCATTATCTGCATAAGCATTCTTGATAACTCCAAGTTTACCGGCAGGAATAAAGACAAGGTTTTTATCATTCCAAGGTTGATAATCCGTCAACTTACCGTTATTTTGGATTCGAGTAGTACGTCTGATAATTTCAAATGCCGGAAATCCATTTTGACGCATGAATTCATTCAATCCGCCAAGCAGCAGAGGAGTACCCATCTTGTCTGTACCGTAAATCACCTGCTTCATCTTCTTGTTACGAAGAATGAAAGATAGTCTCTTTTGGGAGATTAGAATCTTGTCAAATGTAACCTTATCCTGAGCAGCGTCCAAAATCTCCTGCAAGTCTTCAAAACAGTCTACTGTACTTTCGTTCCCCTGCACCCAATCAACCGTAGTCTTTGCAATGTTTTCAGACGGCATCTTATAGTCAATAACGCCTCTTACACCACCTTCAGGATTGTTGTTTGCATCAAAAGTGAATACTCCCTTGTTTGAAAGAGCACCCAAGAAGATAATATCCAGTTTGGACTGTACAGAATTTACCACCTTTGTGACATTGTTCCACATGAGATCGATTAATTCCTGAGTCTTCTGCTCATCAGTCAGCATACGAGAATCTAGAACCTGAAGAACCTTGCGATAATCCTCAATAGGCATAGAATAACTCATTTGATGAGCAAGAACCTTCTGCTTCAACGTTTTAAAGCCCTCGGTTCCCATAATAGGCTCTTTACCTTTAGAGTCCAAGGTCGCAGCTGCAACGCTTAGGTTATACTGTCCGATTATTTCTTCGAAGTTCAAACCAACAGTAGGGGTGTCCCAATCCAAATATCGTTCATAGATATTCTGGTCAAACAAACGCTTTCTCAATTGAGAAGCGGCATCAATACGAATCTGTACCTGTTTGGTCAGTTCGCCAAAAATAGAGCTGTAAAATAATCCCGGCATAGCTTATTGTCTTACATATTTAATACTTGGATTATTCTTCATGCACCATCCGCCCAAAAGCCAATCTTCTGGCATCGGATAAGCTACTTCTTTCAGAATAATCACATCATAACCTGCAGAAACAGTCTGAAAATCCATATTGGTTTTATACTCCTTGTCTGTTTCTACCACCGCATTTGGCACATCTGTCCCAACGACAGCAAAGGCATTAGCCGTAGCTCCAGTCAATGCGGCAGCTAGCGTAACGACATCGTAATCAGCATTCGATCTATCAATGCTATTAATAGCCTGTTCGTTTTCACCAATCTTCAGCTTATCGCCGACCTGTACCAAACTTCCTTTTACAATTCGCGGAGCAGAAGTTGTTCCTCCAGATACGATCTTAACAGCCTTACATACTGTGCACTCCATATTTGCAAAATCCAACGCAATTGGAGTACCTTTTCTGATCAAAGTACCTTCTGGAAATGACTGCTTGAGTTTAAAATCCCCAGGGATAACTTTACACTCACCTCTCCAAAATACGGGGAATCCGCCTTCAATCTGTCCTTTTTCAAATTCAATAGCCATAGTATTTGTTTTTAATTAGCGTCTGGCAATCCTTCTGCCCACTGTATAGCCATTTCCTTGCCTTTTTCAGAAGGAGTGGATAAAGGGAATGCCGAATCTTTTGTTTCAAGCCCTGCGGTAACAATATTCTGTTTGATGCCTGAAAGATAGGTCGTAATTGCCGTTTCATCCATTTCGTCAGAAATAGCAAAACCTTCTTTCATTCGCCATTCAGGGATACCCAGTTCTTTTGCTTTTGAAGAGATTAGACTGTTTCTCTCAGCACGTGACTTTTCAGCCTTAAATGCGTCATTCTCGTTTTTTAACGTGGAATAACGCTGTTCCTGTTCAGTCTTGTACTTTTTGAACCACTCCGGCTCCTCGTTTTCTGGTTGCTGTTTGTTCTGCTCGCCCCCACCTGCAGCCTCTTTCTCCTTTGCTTTATTGACAGCATCAGTTACCCGTCTATCAATACCGCTCTGAAGAGAGGTTAAAAACGTTTTTTGCCCCTGTACAACAGTTGCCAAGTTATCTTCAGTTACTAGGCCTAATGCAGATAAAGCGTCAGCCTGTCCCTGCAAAATTTCATCGCTTAACCCTAGATTTGAGTACGCTAGTTTTAAAGCTTGGAAAATTTTTTCTTTCATGATTAGTTCTTTTATGCAAATCTTTTTAAATCAGCATAAAAATACAATGCGGTGAGTCTATATGAAAATTATCAGATTGCGAATGAACCACAATTCGCCAATTGTGGGAAATTTGCTATTTCTTTCCCAGTAAATACGAAAGAATAAGGAAGTTTGAGGTAATTATGGATGGAAATAAGAGAAACGGGCAAAAAGAAAGGCGGATGTTAGTCCGCCTTATCTTTAGTTACTCTATTCTCTTTTATTCTCCTCAATATATCCTGTTCTCCACCAAAAGGTAAATAGAAATCAGATAATACGGTATTCATAAGCTTCGGAGCCAATAAAGCTCTTCCTGTAGCAAAGACATCAGGAACAAACTTTTCAATAAATTTATTTTGAACTTCAAATGTCGTTTTATCTTTTTCGTTTGGATATTTAATAATGTCATAAATATCACTTATACGCAATGTATAAGAATACTTTAATGACACTATATCAACATCTTGTGAATTCTCAGTTAATATATATTTTACTTGTGCATGAGCCGTTAAATATGATTTTTCTTCATTTACACTCATACTGATCCCAAAATAAGGAGACACGTTTTTCTCGCAATCTTCTTTAGTTTCAGGAAGCCTATCATAATCAACACTAAAACTATCTTCTTTTATTGAGACAATGCGCACCTGCAATTTCTTTTCCATATCAAAGCGATTCTGATTTAAATTTAAAATCATTATAATTACTTGAAGAATGCTTCCCTTTCGAAGGAATATTCATAGAGTCAACAGAAATAGGAAACATTACTATAATCGGCTCCTTCTTTGAAATTACTTCTATTATAGGCTCTTTTAATACATTCTCAATAGACTTTATTGTATTAATTGTAAAATTATGAGTACCTCTCATCCATTTACTAATTTCAGCATCAGATTTACCCAATAAAGTCGCTAAATCTTTTTGCTTTAACCCTTTGGATTCTAGAATTTCATGAATCCTATCAACTATTTCAAATGAAAAAGATATAAATTCTCTAGTTTCATTTGAAATACGTTTTCTTCTTGCTTCAAACAAACTATTCTTTTTCATGCGTTTTAAATCTTAAGTTTCCTTCTAATATTTTATTTTTATAACGAATCTGATCGTTTTGTTTTCGAGAATTAATAAACCGACTTGTTTCAATTAATAATTGAACATACCTTGATAATATTGGACTATCTTGCCAAGAATTAGCATCCTTTACATCGCCATTTCCTATAATCAACATATTATCGGATAATCTCAAACAATATAGCCTTATATTATTTCCAATCTCTATCGGGATAGCACATACTCCATCTCCATATCTACCTTCTGGCTTAAAATATCTTTCTAACGCTCCTTTCTCTGATATTTTTTCTAACCACGACAATATAACATCTATATCTTTATCAAATTCACATCCTTCTGGGAATTTAAGCAGAAACTTTTCAGCCTCTGTATACACATCACCTTTAAATCTGATTGTATAGAAGTTAATGTTGTCATATTCTTCAAATAATTCAATAGTATTAGCCACCCAAAAGGTGCGGGGAAATTTACGAAACACACCCATCTTTTACGTTTTTAGTGATTGAT